GATTGGGTCGCGCAATGGCAGATCCTTCGCGTGGCGGACGACGGCTTCTCCGCCATTCTCCGCCAATGGCGTCGTTGGCACTGGACGCCGATAGAGGTCGAGGGGCAATTGAAAAAGAAGCCAGGCCGCGCAACCAACGGGATCATCGCGCTCGCGCTGCTGGGGATCATGCCGCCATGAGAACGCTCAGTTGGTTTTCGTGCGGGGCTGCAAGCGCTGTCGCGACCAAGCTCACGCCCGACGCCGAGCCTGTCTATTGCGAGACGGGTTCCGAGCATCCCGATAACGAGCGGTTCTTCGCCGCCTGCGAACAATGGTTTGGGCGCACAATTACGCGACTCAAGTCAGACAAATACGATGACACTTGGGACGTCTGGACGAAGCGCCGTTATCTCGCCGGCATTAAAGGGGCGATCTGCACCGTGGAGCTGAAAGCATCGCCCCGGCTCGCCTATCAAAAGCCATTCGACGTCCATGTTCTGGGCTACACCGCTGATCAGGAGGACGTTAATCGCGCCCAGCGGCTACGCGAGACCTATCCCGAGCAGACCTATGTCATGCCGCTGATCGACCGCGGCCTGACCAAAGCTCATTGTCTCGACATGGTGCAGCGAGCCGGCATCGCATTGCCCCCGCTCTACGCTCTAGGATTTCGTAACAATAACTGCATTCCATGCGTCAAGGCGCAGTCGCCAGCCTATTGGGCGCTCGTTCGCAAAACCTTCCCCGAGAAATTCGACCGCATGGCTCGCCTGTCGCGCGAGCTAGGCGTGCGGCTCGTCAAGACCAGCATCGCGCCCCGGCGGCGCATCTTTATCGACGAGGTGCCGCTCGATCAGGAGACGACTGAGCCAATCCAGCCCTCGTGCGACTTTCTGTGCCACGTTGCGGAGGCGGATTTGTGAAAAGGAAAGGGCCCGCGACATGCCATGAACGCGGGCCCAATCGACGAAAGGAGGGCGACATGCCCGACGCCCTGAGACATCCATAGCCGACGCCCCGGCGCTTGTCCACCGACAAGCCTTGACCCGACGCACGGCGAAGCTCAGACCAGACGTTTTAGACGAAAGCCCAACATGCCTTCTGACTTGGCGTTACAGCGCCTTTTAACCGTGCAATTCATTCAGCGACGACGCCTCAATGCGCCCGCTGTCTTCTACCGTCCCCACACTGGAGATCCGAGCGCCGCCGACGCCTTGGCCGAGACGCTCGACGTCGACGCCGGAAGCTGGGACGCCGCCAACGAGCAGAACATGGGCGTCCGCCTTGAAGGCGGTTATCTCGAACTCAACATAAAATCGGCAGACGACGCTTTCGCGCATTCGTTCTTTCTTGCAGCTGATCACCTCAAAGTCGACGCCCGAGCCGCCTTTGGCGTTCATCAAATCTCATCAATTCTCCTCAAGGTCGATCAGCCCGAGACCATCGCCGGCCATCTCTGGCCAAAAGGGTTCAAAGACAAGCGAGGTCACTGGACCGAAAGTTCTATTAAGACCTCAGATCAGCCAACCAAGACCTCGAAAGGTCTGTCGCGGTTCTCGCACCCGCTGCCGGGGTCGCGCACCTCTGACGGCATTGTCGTTTGGCGTCCCAAAGGCAAAGCCGCCGCGCTCGACGGCGAGATGGGGATCGAAGACCTCGAGAACCGGGACATAGCCGAGACCTCCATCACGACGATAGGGCGGGCCGTGGCCTATGCCACGCTGGCCTATTGGGTGCGGGTCTACCTCGACGGTCTCCCCGACTGGGACACCGTCCTGACGCGCCGCATAGGCGGCTGGATCGCCCGCCTGGTCCGCGAGGGCGCGGCCATCAACGCCGCCGACAAGAACCTCGCCGGGGCTTGCTGGTCGCCGGTAGACACGGCTGACATCGCCCTCGACCTCGTCGCCTTCCTTGGGAAGCTGGGAGCCGACGCCGACCTCAGGGTCGCCTACCTCCAAGCCGAGCGCGCCCTCGCCCATAACCCTGACGCCCCCATCTCTGGCTGGAAGGCGCTCGAGGAAACATTCGGGCCGGAAGGCATGTACGGGATCCGCCGCGCCATGAAGGCCGGCGTCGACGTCTCGATCCTCGAGGAAATGAGCGAGCGTTACGTCCTCGACATGTCCGCCGGCGGCTATATCGACCGTGAAGCAATCACCAAGGGGCTGAAATACGATTTTACCCATGACGAGCTCGTCCGCGCGCACGAGAACCGCTTTGTTTTCGTCGGGCGCAAGAAATTCAACGTCTTTCGCCTTTACGCCGCCAGCCCGCTCCGCACCGACGTCGCCAAGAGTGACATGTTCCCCGGCGAAGAGCCGGGTTCGATCCTCCGCCATTCGCCCGTACATGGGCTCTTGACCGATGTCGACTGGCAACCCGAGGAATATCGCGTCCTCAACATTTATCGGGGCTTCTCGATCAAGCCAGTCGGGTCAGTCGATCCAGCGATCATGACCAAGGTCGTCGGCATGTTGGACACCATGCTGGGGCTGCTGACACGCGACAACCCGGCGCAGATCGACTGGCTCAAAAAGTACATCGCGTGGACGATCCAGCACCCAGAGAAAAAGCAACAGGTGGCTCCCGTCATCATCGGAGGCCAAGGGATCGGCAAGAGCCTGTTTGGCGACAACCTGATGCAAGCACTGTTTGGCGAGCTCGCGGGTAATGGCACTGGAGCTGCGCTGGTCAACAACAACTTTCTCATCACCCCCTTCATCGGCAAGCTGGTCGTCTTTATCGACGAGGTGCGGATCGAGGGCCAGTCGGGGATTAACGAGGTCAAAAAGATCGTCAGGCAAAGCCGGATCTCCGGTCAGGTAAAATTCGGCCATCAAAGAGACTACTACATTCCCGCCCGCCTGATCCTCGCCGCCAACCAGACCGACATCGGCTTGACGCCTGAGGACGCCGCCGACCGTGCGCTGTTCTTCATCATCGCGTGGACCGCTGAGAACAAGGGGATGACCGACCGCGAGTTTTTGGAATGGACCGTCACCTTGAAGCCTTTCTATGCGTCCTTCGTCGAGATGCTGGAGTCGGTCCCCGCCAAGCAGCATCTCATGAGGTATTTCCGCGACTACCCCTGCACCCGCGAGGAGCTCGAGGATCTGACCCATTCCTCACGCAACGACGAGAACGTCATCAAGTCCACGATGAGCAAGAGCCGCGAGCTTGCTCGCCAGATCGCCGCGTCGGCCCACGTCATCACCGGCAACGACATCACGGCCTGGTTCAACCTCCAGCATCTGCGCGCCGCGATCCAGCGCGAGGACGGGGCGAAGAGCCGCGTCGAGCCGTCGAGCGTGATGATGGAGTTCGAGCGCGCTGGGGTGATCGAGCCTGCTCGCGCTGAGGGCGGTTACGTCAAGTTCAAGTGGGGATATGGCAAGCTCTTATTGAAGATAGGCGAGGCGCATAACCTGAAACTAGAACCTGTATGGGAAGTCGGACCAGGAGACTACGATGACAATCCAGTTCAGTCGATGGTCAATCCGCCGCCGTGGCGCGGCAACCCGAAGCGCAAGGGCGACGGTCACTATCGCCCCTTTGATCCTGGCGACCGCAATGACCCTGACTACATGGACAACTTCTGAGGCGCACTGCTTCACCCGTTGGCACTACCCGTGGCCGCAGCATTGCGCTGCTTCCCTTCCGAAGCGAAGCGCTTCCCTTCCGAAGCCGGCTTCACGTCCCCCTGAGACGTTCCGTGAACAAATCACTATCCTCGTTCCGCCTCTTGATTTTGTCGTTTGTCCAGAGGGCGACGAATGGATGCAGGGGATTGCAAAGCTGCGCGCTTTAAGCAATGGTCAACAGTGACCAGGAGAGACGAAATGGCCACAACCCCGCATCAACCGCCGCCCAAGCCTGCGCCCAGGCCGGAGCCACCCAAGCCTGCGGCGTCCAGACCCGCCGAGCAGCGACCTGTCCCGCATATGCCGCCGGTCGACGCCAATGCAGTTTACAATCGCGTCGACAATCGCGCCGCCGAGGTATGGGATGGCGAGGAGCTCGAGAAGGTTGTGATTTTCCCCTCGACCAGCCCCTCAGTCGTCGAGTACACGGCTGCGGTCAGAGAGGGCGATCCTCCGCCCATCCCGATGGACGAGACCATCGCGGACGAGCAACGCCGCCGCTCCGACGAGTATGTCGCCAATCTTGCGCCGCCCCCGCCGCCCGAGCTTGACCACTCCACGCGCCACAAGGCAGCTTAGTCGTGGCCGGCTATCCAGGTATCGACGACGCATGGCCGACACGCCTGCCGCCGGGGTGGAAGATCTTCCCTGACGGCTCGCCGGGTCCAGCGAACACGCCGTCGCCTATCGACAGCGCATGGCCGAGCCGGGTGCCGCAGTACGGCGGCTACCCGAGCAATCCCCAACCAACCCTACCAGCTGTGGGCCCGGCGCAGGGGACGTCGTTAAGCACGACGGGCGGCGACTCCCTGTCTGTCCGCCCGGGGAGCCTTAATCCCTACGGCGCGGGAATGCCGCGAGGAACCGGGCCCGACATCATGTCGCCCAGTAGTCAGCCCCTTCGTTCGGGCGTGTCGCCTGCGGTGCGCACGGGTCCGGGCCCGTTCACCGACGCCACGTTCAGCGGAACCGCCCTTGACGAGTCGCCGTGGTGGCGTGATCCGAAGTGGGCGGCTAGTGAAGACGCCGCGTCCGAGGGTCCGGTTGCTGCTAATGGCGCTTCCGCCCCTAACGGACCAAATTGGTGGGGAGCAGCCGCCAAGGCGCTCCCTTACGCTTCGCGCGTCCTTGGGCCGCTTGGCGTTTACTTTGGCTCCACGACGCCAACCGCAAACGACTCCGCGCCTACCAATATGTGGAACCAACGCCCGAGCGGCTTGGGCCCAATGCCTGCGGCGTCGACGCCAGACGTGACAAACCGCCCGCAAGATCGGCCAAGCTATGCCGGTCCCACCGTGGCAGCGCCTGCCGTTCCGCCGCCTCGTCCGCGCGTGCGCCCTAAGCCTGCTGTCGTCGCGCAGAAGCCTAATCTGGGTCTTTACGACACCACGATCACGCGCCCCAATATCGACGTGCTTCAAGGGGGACGAAACAACCCGCACCAGCAGACGCAGATGGGCGTCCTAGACTTCTCGAAACTGTTCCAGAGGCCGCAATGAGCTACAAGCCCGCCGACTTCAAATCAGAGATCGCCCTCAACTCCGCGATCCATAAATGGTACGCCAACGTGAAGGCCGAACTCACGCTGATGTCGACTGCGGTCAAGGCGGACCTGACGACGCATGACGCGACGATCCAGTCCGCGCTAGGGATCCTGGTGCCGGGGTTGTGGTCGAATAGCCGATACATGAACGACATCGCGCTGATCATCAACAAGGGTAAGGGCGGCAACCTGACGGCGGCGCAGATGGGCGCGCAGATGGACGCCGTAGTCGCAGTTCTTCCCTAGTGTGCTTTCCCCCTTGACAAGGCTGTAGTCCTTCCGTAGTCCTGTCCTCAGAGCCTCATCCCATAGGCTCCACAACGAGGACACATGCCATGAAATTCGACACCGAAACCGCGGCGAGGTACGCCGCCGAGAAGCTGACTTTGGTTCTTGAGCGCGCCGAGCGCGACTCAAACGAGGTCACACAGCAAAACGACCTTCCCCTTGCGGTCAAGCATTTTGCTGATCTGCGCGCCGTGCAGGAGCATCTCTCCACTCTCACCGCTGCGCTCAAGAAGCATGTCGACTCGCTCTCCTACGAGATCCTGCCGACCATGTTCACCAATCAGAACGTCAAGACCATTAAGCTCGACGAGATCGGGCGCGTGACCGTCAATGTGCGCTGGAACGCCTCGATGCATAACAAGGTCGAAGGCATGGAGTGGCTCCGCGCCTCTGGCAATGAAGGCTTGATTATCGAGACCGTCAACGCCCAGACGCTTGGCGCGTTCGCCAAAGCCGAGACGCTCGCAGGCAGACCCCTGCCCGACCATCTCTTCAAGGTTGGAACCGCCCCGTTCATCTCAATCACCAAGGATTGAGATAATGAACAAGCCTCATCTCCATTGGAAGGATACCTTCGTGTCTAACGACATCTCGACCTTCAAGCCGACTGACGGCGTCCCCGACTTCCTCCGCAAGATGTCGACCGGCGCGTCATTCGGCAATATCGACGCCTCCGACCTCAAGCCGCCGCGGCTCAAGGTTCTCGCCGGCCAAAGCCCCGAGGTTCTCGACGGCGTTCCCGGCGCGCTCCCCGGCAATTTCTGGGTCACGATCCTGAACCAGAACCTCGGCCCGAGCGTCGTTGGCTCGCCTATCCTCTTGCGCAAAAGCTATCAGGTATGGGCTCCCAAGACCCCCGGCAGCGAGCAGAAAGGGCCGCTCGCCACAGCGTCGGACGGGATTAATTGGGACGTCCCGAACCAGACGTTCGAGGTCAAGTTCTACGGCAACCCCCGCACCTACACTTGGAAGCTGGGGCGAACGGTATTCGAGACGGGCGCGCACAGGTTTGGCAGTCAGCAGGATGACGATCCCAAGTCGAAGCCCATCGCCGCGCTGACCTACGATGTCCTCTGGCTGATCGACTTGCCCAACGGGCAGAAGCAGCTCGTCGTGTTCACCGCGAAAAGCACTGGGATCAAGAACACCCAGACCTTCATCTCGACGACGCAATCCAAGGAGGGGATCGACCAGTTCTATCAACGTTACCGGATCGTCGTTCAGAAAAAGACCGGACCCACCGGAGACCCCTATTTCACCTTCGACTATCAGTTCGTCGACCTGATCGAGAACGAGGATCAGGCCAAGCGAATGCGGGCGATCTACGACCAATATGCCAAGTCTGGGTTTGTCGCTGACGCGACGGACCACGACGACATGCCGGCGCGCAAGGCCGCTCCCAACGACGCCGCTGGGCGCGATGATGACGACTCGATCCCGTTCTGAGGACGAAAATATGGACAATCGGATTGCGCGGATGCCCAAGGTGGAAGGGGGGACATTCAAGTCTTCTCCTCAAGCACTGGACTACGCAAGGGCTGTACTTGAAAGTATGCACAGGGAAGAGGTTTGGACGTTGGCTGAACGTCTCGATGACGCAATGTCGAAGGTTGTTAATCAGTTCGTCGCTGAAATTCGCAAATGACCCCTACCTTGCTCGCCAAGATCAAGCGCCTGGCCGACGATCCGCGCACCGACCCCATGACGCGGAAGATCGCCCAGGCGCAGCTCGACGCGCACAATGGAATAACAGACGCGCCGCCGGGGCTGCATCCCGGCCTGCGCCAGACGCCAGAATATCAGGCGTGGGCCAAGCGGATGAAGGAGACCAATCGTGGCCGTAAGTGAGGCTTACCGCGACACGATGGACGAGGTTCTGGGTCTGGCATTGGAATTTCTTGAGAAGGCCCAACAGGCGGCGGCGGACGACGACGACATGCGAGTTGATGCTTACCTCAAGATGGCGTCGCGCACGCTGCGCTGCGCCCTGGAGATTTATGGAGATCGTCTGGCGCAAAACCGCGTCGAGATGGAGCAAGGAGAGAAAAGTGAAAAAGTATAAGGTTACACTGACTGTGACGGCGGACGAGTTCATGCTGGTGTTCCAGAATTTGCGCGGCACCACCATCGCCTTCGATGTTAAAGAGATCGAGCAATCCGTTGCTGGCAAGCCAGAGGGCGAACCCGTCCAGCGGCGCAAGCGCAACTCCAAGGTCGTCGAGACGATCCTCGAGACGCTAAAGAACGGCGAGGCCAGGATTTCCGACCTCAAGAGCGGCCTTGGCCGCGCCGGCCTGTCGGAAAACTCGCTCTCGACCGGCCTCGCGGTCTTGCAGAAGAACGGCAAGATCAAGCGATCCGGCGATGGGTTCTACGCGCTGGCAGACGCCGCGTGAAACCGCCCCTTCACCTCGAGGATTTAAAGTCCGCCCTCGAGGCGAAGCCGCGTCACGGGGGGACGGAACTGAGCGAGGCCGACTACAAGCGTCGGCTCGTCTCCGAGATTAATCGTCTCCCCGAAGCTCGCGCGCGCCGGATCGAGGATCGCTATGCAACTGGCGTCCTCGATCTGATCATCGCGCTGCCGGGGATCCCGCTGTTCTGGGCTGAGGGCAAGGTGATCAAGCACAACATGTTTTCCCCGACGCCGATCCAGTTCGAGGAAGGCCAGAAGTGGCTCGCCGCCGGCGTCCGCGTCGTCCTGATCGGCTGGCACCACGGCGCGATCTACCTGTCGGACTGGAAGAAAGAGGCGGATCGACGCCAATGCCTCGGCACAACGGGCGTCGATCACGTCAAGGCGTTGCAGGAGTTCATGCGATGAAACTGTGTATGGACTGCAAGCACTACGGCGGCGTGGCGGCAGCGACAGGCAAATACAAGTGCGATCATCTGCTTAACAAGTTCGTTCACCCCGTCGACGGGCTCGTCTTCATGATGGACGCCAGCTGGCTGCGCATGGCCCCCGAGTTTCAGGACAAATGCGGGTGGGATGCAAAATGGTGGGAGAAAAAGGAATGAACATTGACGATCTAATCAAAGACAGGGAAGCGACACATGGCAATTTCGACGACACGGCGACGGTCGCCCAAACCCTAAAGGCAGTCATGAGGCGCGGTCGTAATTGGGAGAGCCTGCCCAACCAGAGCAAGGAGGCGCTCGAGATGATTGCGACCAAGGTCGCCCGCATTCTCAACGGCGACGCAGCCGACCCCGAGCATTGGAATGATGTCGCCGGCTATGCCCGACTGCGCGCCAATTCGTTTGCTCCAGGGCATATCGAAAGCGGGATCTCGTCCATCGCCAAGCGGTTGCGGCCTATCGTGACGCGCGTCAACGACGAGGGCGGTGCGCCGTGAGCGAGGTCGCCGTGGTGCGCGCGGAAATACGCGCCTTCGTCGAAGGGGCATATTGCCCTGACGACCCCAGGCTCAAGGCCAAGCTCCTCGATTGGGCGGCGCGGCTCGAGCGCGAGAAGGCGGTGCAGAAGGTCGCCGGCGTAAAGCGCTCGCCCGAGCAGATCGCGCGCGACAACATCAGGATCTTGGAAACCAAGATCGGGTGGCCGCACTTGAAACTGCAAGAGATCTCCGACCGCTCGCAGATGAACAATATTGGGCGCGTGTCCGAGTGCCTCAACTGGGCCAAGGCGAATTTCATCTCCAACGAGGAGGCACTGCAAAGCCTGCGAGAGCGTGTCGCCAGGAGGTATCGCGATGAGCCATGATACCTTCCAGGCCGTTCGTCCAAAAATTCGCTACAAGCGCGTCTATCGCCCCATACTGGGCGAACGGGAAGAGATCAGACGCCTTACCGTTAGTCCGCGCATGGCGGCAGAAATGCTTGGCATGAGCAATGCCGGCATGTACGTTTTGCTCAATAGAAAAGCGCTCCCAGCTTACAAACTTGGGAGCAAAACTCTTATTCTCATTAGCGATCTGAAAAAATTCCTCACTCACTTACCGCCATATGAGCCGAGAAAATGAGCCAGCTTGATCCCGTCCAGATCGAGGCGCTCAACTTTGCCGATGGAAAGAAAGGCGTTGGTTTCTTTCTGGAGCAAGGGCTTGGGAAGACGCTGATCGCGCTGACCGAGTTCTCGTTCCTGCAATCGAAGGGGCTGGCTGACCGGATGATCGTGGTCTGCCCCAATACATTCAAGCGCGGGTGGGTCGACGAGATCGAGAAGCACGGTTTTGCATACGACGTGCATATTTGGCGCTCGAATAAGAAAGTCGACGCAGCGAACTTCCTCAACCTCCGCCATCACCCCAAGGGACCGCCGGTCCTGATCATCAACTACGACGCAGCCCGAATGCCCGGCGTCCTCCGAGCGCTCCAGATCTGGGCGGCGCGCGGCGACGTTTATCTGGCCGTGGACGAGTCGATCCAGATCAAGGGACACAAGAGCAAGCAGACCAAGGCGATCCACGCCCTTGCCCCGCTATGCCCGTTTACCCGCCTCCTGACCGGACGCCCCCAGACCCAGGGTCCGCACGATCTCTGGGGCCAGCTGCGCGCCATCGGGCTGTTCGAGATCACCAATTTCTATGCCTTCCGCGGACGATACTGCGTAATGGGTGGGTGGAATAACAAGGAGGTTTTGGCGGCGCGGAACACCGAGGAGCTCGCCGCCTTCATGTCGCGCGCCGTCTTTCAGGCCAAGAAGGCCGATTGGCTCCCGACGCTGCCGCGCAAGGATTACACGATCCGCGACTACGAGATGTCCGACGAGCAACGGCGGCAGTACAAGCAGATGGAACACCAGTTCTTATTGGAGATCGAGACTGGGATCGTCACAGTCGATGTCGCCATCGCCAAATATGCCAAACTGGCTCAAATCCAATGCGGCTTCATCTACGACGAGGAGCGGGTCGTCCATGAGCTCGTTACTCCGCAAGACAATCCGCGGCTTAATCTGCTGCTTCAAATCCTCGAGGAAGAGGTCGCCGGTAAAGCCTGCGTCGTCTACCGCCACCGGGCCATGCTCCCCTTTCTGGTCGAGGCGCTTAGGAAATGGTCGCCGGCGTGGATCAAAGGCGGAATGAAGCCCGACGAGGTCGCTGACCAGAAGATCCGGTTCAATACCGACGCCTCGTGCCGCATCATACTGCTGCAATGCGACGCGGCTAAATATGGCCATACCTTGCTGGGCGGACCCGGCGACGACGACCGCTGCCGCACCATGCTGTTTTTCGAGAACTCCTACTCGGCGGACACGCGGGACCAGATCGAAGACCGTATTCATCGCCGTGGACAGACTGGCGAGGCTGTGCTGTACATTGACCTCTCCGGGTCCGACTTGGACCGCCGGATCGTCAAGGCGTTGCAACGCAAAGACGCGCTCTATCGCAGCGTGTTCAAAAATCTCAGGGTGGCGGAGCCTATGAGGGACGAGCGGGCCGACTCCATCGGCCAAGACGAAAGGGTGGCATCATGA